GCCGCTTCTTAACTTTGCTATTCACCCAGTCAAGTTGGGTATCAGTCATACCAACGAATTCCATTACTGCGGCTACAGTTAAGGAAACGTTTTACCGATTCACACGAAAAATTCACATTCACATAAGAAAAAGAATGGGACCAGCTAAATGGATCAAGACGCCATAAAGTCGCCTACCCAGAAGGAAGAAACTCAATCAAATAATCCCATCGAAACAGTATCACAATTAAGTGAACCAAATCAACAGTACAACCCACATCACAAGTTGTCTTAACATTCTCTGCTAGCACACTCACACACGTAGACTTTCATACTCGGAGTTCAATCGTCAAAGACACCAGAATACCAGTCCATCAGGTATTCTCTACTCAGGACGAACTGGTCTTTAGCGTTCAACCACTTTGCAAGGCGTTGGTACATCTCAGGGTCATACGCATACAGTCGCAAGTAACTCAGAAGTTGTTCCGACTTGAAATCGCTCTCTTCGGCCAACATACCAAAATGTTTAACTCCATATGCTGGCAAACATTCCTCTAAATTAAAGAAATGGCCCGCGAAGTCCAACTTTTCCGGCAATAAAGCCTCAGAGCAATCTCTGGCTATACAGCCAGCCAAATTCAGCTCCTTAAGATACTGCTCCAAGTTTGCAATGGCATTCTGAAGTGTATCATCACCCATAACGTGAGGCATCTGTCGAATAATTTCTCGGAAATCCATGCCCATTCTCAAGCAAGCCAAAGCATGCAAGATACACTGAGCAATTCCATTCCAAAAAATAGTTCCAAGACAACCTGATTTCATTAATCCAGCAACTGACTGAATAAAACGAAAATAGCCTCCAACATTAAAAATGGGAGTGCGAAACAGGGCAGAAAATCGATTTCTAATCTGTTGTAGACGAGCTGCATCTCCAAAACCACAAAACCTTTCACAAACCTTCATTAAAATGTAGGCCACATAAGGCATCATAGTCATGTCCCAGCAACTCTTGTCCGCCATCATAGCTTTCTTTCCTCTAAACTTTCGCGCCAACCAACGGAATCCTCCCTTATAAGGAGTCCAACCAGCTTTATTCGGTGTATTTACTAAACCATCTGTTGAATAAGCCTTGTCGAACATCTCACTAAAGAGAATTCTATCCACGACGCAATCAGTTAGAGAAACAGAAGAAATCAATCTCCAAGCCCCAGCTTCCACTTTACGCTTCTTATGGAGTTCATCCTTAACAAAAACGTTGATATCATCTGCAACGACACGATCCTTGAGATCCTCAAAACGCTCTTTTGAAGCGTAATAAAGTTCTCGCAGATTCTCATAATTCAAATCACCATCATCGGTCAAGAGAAAAGCCTTATTTGTTGAATAAGACTCTTTCCATGGCCAGCCAGGCGAAGACTCGAGGTCCACATGCTTCAAAGCCTCAAAGAAAGAGTCAACATTAAAGTCCAATTTTGTAGACATCTTCACTGGTGCAAAGACGTGTTCCATCATATTGACTATTATATCGACTTCCTTCTGTGTAGGGGCCTTATAAGAATTATAAACCTCGGATCTACGCGAAGCATGATACTTCAAAGATTCAAAAATGCATTTGTCGTCACGAGAAGACCAACTCATTTCATTCAAGAAATCACCCGCTCTATCTTTGACAAAATCCTTCTCAAAAAACAATCCAAAATCAGGGTCCAATTTCCAGGGTCGAGTACGTTGTTTCTTTACTCTGTAAGGTGGTGTCCGGTTGTGATCGAAGGTCATTGGGCACTTACGACACTCTGCATCTCCTGCAGTGCCGCAACCACGCGTTTGACTATCGCATTCTCCAACTGAATATCGCTCCTCACAGGTCGTCCCAACGAACTGCTCGAAGTCCCCGCTGAAATTCCTGAACTCTGGTCTCCCAAATCCTGACCATTCGACGAATTGGCCCGAGCATTCCGAACATCCCGCAGCTGCTTCTTTCTCTCGTAGCGGCGTTTGTTCGTAGCGGATTTCTTCACCCGCTTCTCGGCTTCCGTCAGTTCCGTCAATTCCGTTACCTGAATATTCGTCTTCTTCAACTCCGTATTTAGTCCAGTCAGTAATTTTTGACTTTCCAAAAAGTCGGTGACTATTTGTTGATAAAGTGGTGAATCCCGAAGCGCAACCATATTGTTCATTTGGTTTTGCACGTAGAGACTCAACTCTTTCTTCATCACTTTCAGTTCGTCCGCCTTCGCCAATTCTTCCGCTCGTTTTTCCGTGCGCAATTGGGCTTCTTCTTGGATGACCCGGGGAGGTTCCACTGTGCGGAGGCCCCCCCTCTCGGAGTTTAAAGGAAGATCGATATTCTGGTATCTAGGAGTAGAAACCATATTCAAGTCTAAAGCATCCAGAAGTGTCTCCGGCATCTTAACCCCCTGAACCTTCAAAAACTCCAATGCCTCTCGAATGTTTGATTGTTGTTTAAGCACTGCTTTCAACACCAAATCAATATCACTCAACGGGACACCGGGATCTTCCAAAACTTCTCGGGCTATTTCAACCGGAAAATTCACCTCCTTCTTTGTCTTCAACTGAACAAATTCCTCCTCCTCTTCATACTCATCAGAGTCTTCCTCCAACACTGCGTCTTTAGCTTCAGCCAAAACCCGAGGTCGAATTAGAATTCCATTTACGCCACCCTCATTAATCATGTTTCTAAATTTCTTCTTTCCCATCGTGAAAGCATCAAGCTCAT